CGGCAAAGCCACTCTATTCACTTTTGAAGAAGGTCCAAACCATACTGCAAAATTTGATATCGAAGGATATGAAAAACACAATGAACGCATCAACAATGGACTGCGTTTGTTTGGAAAATATTATCGTGGACTGTGGGATTAATTATGAAAACTTGGATTATTGATGTGCAGGAAGATACGGTAGGTGATTGTTTTATTGAGTTGCCTGAAGACTTACTTGCGGAAGCAGGTTGGAAAGAAGGCGATACTATTCATTTTGATGATAACGGAGATGGGAGTTTTACTATGAGTAAACGTGAGTGGGTTTTGGTTGAAGCGATTTCGCAATTTCGTGAACGATATTTGGTTCAAGTCCCTCAGGGAAAGACTGATTGGGCACTCGACACTGTGACTATGGAAGAAGCCAAAGAGTTTTCGCAAAAGCATCTGGGCGAAACTATTGTGAGCCATCGTATTGTTAGTCAAGAAGAAGCACTTAAACTTTGCGACGTAGATAATGATTATTGCAAACATTGGTCTGAAGAACAAAAGATTGATAATTTCTTTACCAAGATTGAAGACTATGATCCAAGTTATGTAGAAGTTGTTGATCCATCAGTTGAGCGATTTGCAGCATCAGTGAATATGTTGATGAATCCACCAACTGAAGTTTACGAAGAACTGCGAAAATAAATTGTCTTGCGTTTTAAAAACAGGCATAATTGCTTATGCCTGTTATTCTCATTTTAGGATTCTACATTGACTGACACATTTTACACCCACGTCCACCAAAAGCACAATCAGATGTTGGTGCGTGGATACGAAAATGGAAAACGATTCCAGCACACATTTGACTTTGCGCCAACACTTTTTGTACCAAATAAAAAGATTGGTGCTTCTAGCACTCCATGGAAAACACTAGATGGGAAACCTGTCTATGAGTTCAAACCTGGAAGTATTCAAGACTGTAAAGATTTTATTGGACGCTATGATGGTGTAGAAGGATTCGAAATCTATGGTAACACCAATTACGTTGTTCAGTATATTAGCGAAAACTATCCTCAGGAAATTGCTTTGGACATGGATAAAATCCGTGTCTTTACGATTGACATTGAGACTGCTACTGAAGAGGGGTTTCCTAATATTGAGTTCCCCAACGAAGAAATTCTTCTCATCACTGTCAAAGATCTTAAGAATAAACAGATAGCCACTTTCGGCACTCGCCCATACGACAATCATCGCGATGATGTTTGGTATCAGCAATGTAAAGATGAGCACTCATTGCTCTCTAGATTCCTCGAGTTCTGGCAGAAAAACTATCCTGATGTTGTCACTGGTTGGAACACCTGTTTTTTTGACGTGCCGTATCTCATGGGTCGAATGGAGCGTATTCTTGGCGAAGCTGATTCCAAAAAAATGTCTCCGTGGAAAATGTCACGACGTAGGGAAATTTTCGTTAAGGGTAATAAAGAAATTACCTATGACATAGTTGGCATCGCACTTCTGGATTATCTGGATCTCTATAAAAAGTTTACTTACTCTGCTCAAGAATCATATCGACTTGACCACATTGCTTCTGTAGAATTAGGTGAGAATAAACTTGATCACAGCGAGTTTGAGAACTTCAAAGATTTTTATACTCATAACTGGCAAAAGTTTGTTGACTATAACATCCACGACGTTGAACTTGTAGACAAACTCGAAGACAAGATGCGTCTTATTGAGTTGATGTTGACCATGGCGTATAATGCCAAGATTAACTTTGAAGATGTTTACTCTCAAGTGCGCATGTGGGATGCTATCATCTACAATCACTTAAAGAAAAAGAATATTGTTATCCCACAAAATTCTTCTTCTGAAAAGTCTGCGCAGTTTGAAGGTGCATTCGTCAAAGATCCCCTTGTTGGTATGCATAACTGGGTTGCATCATTTGACTTGAACTCTCTATATCCTCACTTGATTATGCAGTATAATATCAGTCCAGAAACTATGGTGACTGACTTCAACATTAGTTGTTCGGTGGAAAGACTTCTTAATCGAACTGTTGATACTGATAGAGTCAAAGAGCATGACTTCTCCATGACTGCAAATGGTTGGTGTTATCGAAAAGATAAACAAGGCATCTTCCCAGAGTTGATGGAAAAGATGTATAAAGACCGAAGCAAGTATAAAAAGATGATGCTTGCGGTTCAGCAGGATTATGAAAAGACAAAAGAGAAAGAATTGCTCAAAGAAATCTCTCGTCTTAATAATCTGCAAATGGCGATGAAAATCGCACTAAACTCTGCTTATGGCGCCATGGGCAATCAGTACTTTCGCTACTTTGATATTCGTATGGCTGAAGGTATTACCACTTCTGGTCAATTGTCCATTCGTTGGATTCATGACAAAATGAATGAGTTTATGAACAAACTCATGAAAACTGAAGATGAAGATTACATCATTGCAGTTGATACTGATTCGATTTATGTAACATTCGAGAAGTTGGTTGAGAAGTTCTTCTCTGGTCTTGATGATGTCAAAACTATCAAGATGATGGACAAGTTTTGTGAAGAAAAATTGCAACCATATATTGATAGCTGTTATGCTGAACTAGCAGATTACATGAATGCATATGATCAGAAGATGTCAATGAAGAGAGAGGTTCTTGCTGATAAGGGTATCTGGACTGCTAAGAAACGCTATGTGTTGAACGTCCACAACTCTGAGGGGGTTCAGTACGAGAAGCCAAAGTTGAAGGTGATGGGTCTTGAGATTGTAAAGTCCTCAACACCTTCAGTAATTCGAGAAAAGTTAAGGGAAGCAGTTAAGGTTATTCTTAAAGGCGATGAAACTAAACTGCATGACTATGTTCAAATGGTCAGAGAACAGTTTAATATTATGCCTGTCGAAGAAATTGCATTTCCACGTGGCGTCAATGGAATGAAACAATACGCTGGCTCTCCAATTTATACAAAGGGTACACCAATTCACGTTCGTGGCGCACTTCTATTTAATCACCATTGCAAAAGAATGAAGATTGAAAAAAAGTATCCTGCAATTCGAGATGGAGATAAAATTAAGTTTGTCTATGTTAAAAAGCCAAATCCATTTCAAGAAGATGTTATTGGGTTTCTTCAAACTTTGCCAAAAGAGTTTCAATTGCACGACTACATAGATTATGATACCATGTTTCAAAAGGTGTTTTTAGATCCACTACAAATCATCTTAGATCCAATTGGCTGGTCTGTGGAAAAACGAAATAATCTGGAGGAGTTCTTTGGATAACATAAGAGTAATACGAACAGGAATCAATGTCTCTAAAATTCTAAAGCAATTAAAAGAGCATCCTGAAGACTGGGGTAATCAGAAACGTCTTGATGGTGCACGTAGCGCAGTAGACGATTATGGTTTCCCAGATGTAGAAGCAGGTGTACTTCAGCTAGTCATGGGTGGCGTTTCGCGTCCAGATGAGTATGTTGGAGATACAGAGTTTTGTATTGAGACTCCTGCATATAAAAATCATACAGAAATTATCTCTTTTCTTAAGAGACATTTTAAAAAGTTTTGTCGTTGTGGTTTTCTCTCTCTGCCAGTTGGTGGTGGTGTTGGAAAACATATTGATGTTGGAACTTATTATTTGACTAAAGATCGTTATCATCTTTCCATTCAAGGAAGATACAAATATATGGTTGGCGATGAAGAAGTGATCGTAGAACCAGGAACATTGCTTTGGTTTAATAATAAACTAGAACATGGAACAGTCAACATTGGAGATGAAGTTAGAGTGACGTTTGTCTTTGATGTTCCCCATTCAAAAAACAATCCGTGAGGTAATTATGAATTTTCTTAAATCTATTGTTAAAGAATTAGATAACGAGTTTGCTGGAATCGCTGACGATGGAGTCGTTGGCGATACAGCTACATTTATTGACACTGGCTCATATGCATTTAATGCTTTGCTTTCTGGCTCTATCTTTGGTGGGTTGCCATCAAATAAGGTTACTGCTCTTGCTGGCGAATCGTCTACTGGTAAAACATTTTATGCGCTGGGTATTTGTAAGAATTTCTTAGATAAAGATCCAAATGCTGGTGTTATCTATTTCGAAACTGAAGGTGCACTTACTAAAGATATGCTAATTGAAAGGGGTATTGATGCGAAGCGTTTTGTTATTGTTCCTGTATCTACCGTTCAAGAGTTTCGTACACAAGCAGTCAAAATTTTGGACTCATATGAGAAAACAAAAAAAGGAGAGCGACCACCCTTGATGATGTGTCTTGACTCTCTTGGTATGCTTTCAACTTCCAAGGAAATGGAAGATACTGCTGAAGGTAAAGATACTCGAGATATGACACGTGCTCAATTGATTCGTGGTGCTTTCCGTGTTCTTTCCTTGAAATTGGCTAAACTTGATGTCGCCATGATTGTAACTAATCACACCTATGCGGTCGTTGGTGCTTATGTTCCAACAAAAACTATGGGTGGTGGTGATGGTCTAAAGTATGCAGCTTCTACTATCGTTTTCTTGTCTAAGTCAAAAGACAAAGATGGAACTGAAGTGATTGGTAACATTATCAAGTGTAAACTCGAGAAATCTCGTTTCACTCGAGAGCAATCTGTAGTTGCAACAAATCTATCTTTCACCAAAGGTCTTGATCGTTATTATGGTCTAACTGAACTTGCAATTGAAGCAGGTCTTTGGAAATCTCAAGGTGGACGCATTGAGTTGCCAGATGGTAAAAAAGTCTTTGGAAAACACATTAATGAAGATCCAAAGAAATATTTTACAGATGATGTTTTGAAGACTATTGATGAGTATTGTGCAACCAAATACAAGTTTGGTCACAGTGACGAAAGCGTCAATGATGATGGCATTCCTGTAATCCACGACGAGGAAGAAGAACTTGAGACAGTACAAGACTCTTAATAACAAAAACGATCCAAATGTTCAAGCACTTCAGTTGACGGAAGGCAAACATGCAGG